AATGTTGGTATTGGCACAACTTCTCCGAATAATACATTAGATGTAAATGGGGGAATTGTTTGCTCTCCAAACACAGATGGTAAAGATACTTTTGAATTATCTACAAATGACGTTAATGAAGGAAGATTACGTATCAAAAATGTAGATACAACCACCGTTCAAATTAGGGCTGGTGGAGACAGCTATTTTAATGGTGGTACTGTGATGTTTGGTACTGGTGCTTGGACTAGTTCTAGTGGTGGAATGGCAATATCACATGATAACAGTTTTGCTCAAATGTCTTTTTCAAGAGCTAGTGGTGATACAGGGTCACAAAATGTTAATCTTCATTACCATAATGGAACTTACATTGGGGGTATCAACACTTCAACAACTGCCACAAGTTTTGTTACATCTTCTGACTATCGCCTAAAAGAAAATATATCTTATGATTGGGATGCTACAACACGATTGAAGCAGTTAAAACCTGCACGATTTAATTGGAAAATAGACGACACTAATACCTTAGTGGATGGTTTCTTAGCCCATGAAGTTTCTTCTATAGTTCCAGAAGCTATTGAAGGAGAAAAAGATGCAATGCGTGACGAGAGGTATGAAGTTTCGCCAGTGGAAAGAGATAGCGAAGGAAATGTAACTAAAGAAGCAGTAATGGGAACACGATCTGTACCAAGTCATCAGTCTATAGATCATAGTAAACTTGTACCTCTCTTGGTCAAGACCATTCAAGAATTAGAAGCAAGAATCGTTAAATTGGAAGGATCTTAATATGGCAGCAACATGGACAATCGTAAATACCGAACGAACTATTGATGGATCAAAAGGTGCAAATCAAATCCATCAGTTACACTGGGAATGCACAGATAAAGAGACGGTCGATGATGTGGTGCATAGCGGTAGATCCTATGGATCAATTAACATACCAGAACCAGCAGGAGATTTTATTCCCTATAATGATGTGACAGAAGCTAATTGTATCGCTTGGTGTAAGGCTATTATGGGATCGTACAAGGTAAAAGAAATAGAGGATAGTATTGCTGCACAAATAGCACTAAGCAAAGCACCAGTAACAGCAAGAGGAAAACCCTGGTGACTGAACTGGATGATATAAGACGGTTACGCTCCGATTTCGAAACGTACAAGGCCGTTAATGATACCAGACTAGACACCTTAACGAAGGCTATTAAACGCCTGGAAATGATCCTGATTGGTTCAGCTGGCTCAACCATATTATTATTAATCTCTTTGGTCATCCGAACTTAATTAAAATGTTTGATCCTGTCACAGTTGGGGCTGTGTTGACCACGGCCACTTCCGCTTTTAATAATTTGAAAAAAGCGTTTGCAATGGGGCGTGACATTGAAAGCATGGGTTCTGATCTCTCAAGATGGATGCGCGCAACCAGTGACATTGACGAAGCGGTAAAATCGACAAAAAACCCACCGTTCTACCGTAAATTTTTATCTGGTGACACGGTTGAAAATGCAGCCGTGCAATCCGTGATCGCACAAAAGAAATGTGCAGAAATGCGCTACGCTCTTGAAATGCAAATTAAAATGTCGTGGGGAGTGAAAGCCTGGGAAGACGTTTTAAAAGAAGAAGCTCGTATCAGAAAAGTCAGGACTGAGAATATCTATAAAGCTCAAAAGTTGAAACAGCAAATTGTTGAAGGTTTCTTTATGTTTCTTCTTTTTGTCACCGTTATTGGCTTCATCATATTCATTGTTTGGTTGAAGAAAAAACAGGATGCAAGTTGAAACACTCCTACTTATCATCAGTATCTTTCTTAGTTATCTCTGGTGCATCTATTTTCCCCCACCCTGGTTATTTTTGAGGTAATTAAATGGCACAAACTTTTATTGATAATTACAAGATATTCCCCAGGCTAATGATGCTTGTTGTAACAATACTTACTTATCAAAGCGTTCATTGGTACATGGCATTAGACAATCCTACAATTCAGCAAAGTGGGTTAGTATCTGTTTGTATGGGTGCTTTGACAGGATGTTTTGGGATCTGGATGAATGGGGAAAAGAAATGATTTTAAAAATTTTAGGAACAGTAGGAAACCTTGCAGCAACTTACCTGGATGGAAAGGTTGAAGGGCAACGCAGCGCAGCTGAAATAAAAAAAGCAGAGGCCGTAGCTAAAGCAGAGATAATGAAAACAGCTGCAACACATGAAGCTGGCTGGGAAAAGATCATGGCGACTGCCAGCAAAGACAGCTGGAAGGATGAGCTTTGGACAATTGTTTTTGTGCTTATTCTAGTAGGAAATTTTATCCCAATTGTTCAGCCCATAATGGCAGCTGGTTTTGAGAATTTATCTAACTGCCCAACATGGGTACAGGTTGGAATGTACGCATCAATTGCGAGTAGTTTTGGTTTAAGAGGGATTTCTAAATTTAAAGGATAGGAGAAATTATGGCATTTAAATTATCACAAAGATCACTCACTAGATTAGAGGGTGTAAATCCAATGTTGGTTCGTTGCGTCCATGACGCTATTATTAAGACCACAGTAGACTTTGGCGTAACAGAAGGGCTGCGCTCCCAGGAACGTCAGCAGCAATTGTATGACCAGAAGCGCAGCCAAACGCTCAAATCAAAACACATTGATGGTAATGCTGTAGACCTGGTGGCTTATATAGATGGCGAGGTTTGCTGGGAAATTGGTGTTTACGATGAAATCGCAGACGCAATGAAAGCATCAGCAAAAGCTATTGGCTTGCCTTTAAGATGGGGTGCTGGCTGGCATAAGAATTTAACTGACCATGAGGGTACAGCTGAAGATCTTATGAATGAATATGCTGACCTTAGACGTTCACAAAATAGGCGAGTTTTTATAGACTGTCCACATTTTGAGATCGCGGTGTAATCCCTATAAAAGTGGATGGTCGCAGGCAAACCGTATCCAGTTCTGCATAACTTTGCATAATCATACTTTCCCTGCATAACTCTATATAGCTTGTTTTATTGGAAAATATGGCGTACTGTAGCTTTACATCGCTATGGTCGCAGGTTCGAGTCCTGCCTCGCCTACCATAAAATCAATGACTTACGCAAAAAAAGCGTAAAATTGTATCCACCTAAGTGGATGGTCGCAGGCAATGAAACTTGAATTTACTTCTTACGCGATGTATAGTTGTCGTCTTACGTCAATTTAACAGCGGAGAAGAAAATGGAAATAAGAATAAATCTTGTCGGTACTGGTGCTAACAAAGGCCAGTATCAATTAATATATAGAAATCAATATAATAAAAGAAAGCGTATTTTTAAAAAAACAATTGAAGAAGCTTTAGCTGAAAAGGAAAGATTAGAATCGCAACAAAGCAGAGTATTCGTAGAGACAGATGAATACACATTTGGCGATTTATACAATCACTATGAATCTTCTGTGAAAAAAGATAGGCGAAATGTATTAAGAGCTATCAATGCCATTTTAGACATACCAGCCGTGTCGCTTAATAAGAGGAACCTATACAAGCCATTGCGTGATGTGCTTGTAAAAGATTTAAAAGCTTCTCATCTTATTACGCAGATTTTTCCAAGCCTTACACATAATCGCACAAGCAAAACAGCAAGAAGTTATTTTCGATATTTTAGTATTATGCTTGATCGTGCTGTTACTATTGAGTGCAGGGAAAGTAACCCATGTAGAAATATACATGTTTCCCAGGATATTATTGGGCAGAAAGAAAGCAAGCCAAAGATTACAGGCGATCATATTCATCCAGAAAATATCCAGAAAATCATTGATGCGGCTGATCCTGAATGGTCATTAGCTTTGATGTTTGCTGCACGAATGGGTATGCGTCAGGGAGAGCAGAGGGCGCTACAATGGGGCGATATTAACTTTGATGAACAGTTATGTGTCGTCAACAAAACAATAGCCCTTAAAGACATTACAGAAGGCACAGTAGAATATGTAAAGCCTGAGCCTAAGACTGAGGCTGGGAATAGGGGGCTGGACATTGATCCTGTGCTCTTGCTGGAGCTTAAAAAGTATAAGCTATCCTGTGATCCAAGCATGACAAAAGATGATTGTTACATTTGGCCTAGCAAAAATGAGGGGTCGATAAACCCTTGGTGTAGCCATAGTAAGATGCAACGTGAAATAGAAAAGGCAATACAAAAAGCTGGTGTGCCAAGAATTACCTGGAAAGCCATGCGTAATTACTTTGCATCTATCACACGCATGAACTTTGATGAGCGTTATACCACCGATCAAATGGGGCATAGCAGCATTAAAATAACAGATAGCGTTTATGTTAAGAAGATAGACACTGGTGCGGATCGCACCCATTTCAAAGAGAAAAAAGCAGAAGTCTTTGATGTAAATAATTATCGGAAGAAGGCATAAAAAAGGGGCGCTTTATGCGCCCTTTCTTAACTTACCCTAACGGAACCCAACCCAACTGACCATAACCGAACCAAACTTAACCCAACCCAACCGACTTAACATTCCCCATCAAAGCATAACAGAACCCAACTCGACATAACGTAACCGACTCAACAGAACAGAACAGAACTTAACGTAACGCAACAAAACGTAACTGAACCTAACAGAACCGACATAACGCAACCAAACTGAACGTAACTTTACATAACACAACTTAACCGACTTAACGGAACGCAACGGAACGCAACGGAACTGAACTTGACGGAAACTAACTAAACCGACTTAACATAACTGAACTTAACGCAACATAACTTAACGAAACTGAACGTAACCAAACCCAACCGCCTAAACTTAACGAAACGCAACTGAACGTAACTGAACCGAACATAACGCAACTGAACATAACCCAACCGCCTAAACGAAACCCAACGTAACTTAACAAACCCAAACCAAACAGAACTTACAGTAACGTAACGAACCCCAACAAAACGTAACCGCCAGAACTCAACGGAACTCAACGAAACACAACGCAACCGAACGTAACGGAACATAACCGACTTAACTCAACAGAACTGAACTCAACTCTACGCAACCAAACAAAACAAGACCCAACTCAACCGACTTACGCTGCTTCTTCCTTAACTGTTTTAGCTTTTAATTCTTCTAGTATGCTTTCTATCGCACTGATATCTATGCCTGACAATTCACAAGTTCCAGCATATCTACCCTTCCAAGACTTCAAAGCTTGATGAGCTTGCAATACAAGTTCAGACATTGTGTCAGTATCTTGAACATCTACAGGTACATACCCACCACCATTGGCTCTATTATTGATAGGCGAAATAAGTGACGGCACATCAACAACCTTTAAATTTTCGATCTTAGAGGGCATAGGCATTTTAGATACTTCAATCGTTAATTTAAGACCAGATGCAAATTGTCTTGCTAAATGAACTCTATATTTATATGCAGCTTCTTCTTCAGAATCACTAAAAATGTAATCATAAAGTTTATGGCTTGGATTATCTTGCAACCAATCGATAAATTCGGACGGAACATAACTGTTCCGCCCTGTTTCATTGAGGTAATCATTGATGATATTTTGTCTATCTTGTTTTGTAAAACGAAGTGACATTATGCTGCTCTCCTAATAACTTCTTCTTTGTAAAAATCATAAAGCTCTTGGGTTTCTTCATCATTTATAATGATATCTTTCATAGCTTTTTCTTGAGCTTTTCTAGCAATTTTAGTTCTAGCTTCCCACACATCTTTGAATTGGTCATTACCTTCAAAATCAACAAACCAAGATCCAAAGTTTCCTTTACCTTTTTCTTGTCTGTTATCGCCAATACCGCAAATCATCCCTGCATTTTGCAACAGAGCTACAATAGAATGCTGTGAAAGTGTTGGAGTAACAAATGCAATGTCAACTTCTGCACACCACTCATTGATAATAGCTCTGGTTCTAATATCAGGGGTTTTGTTCATGTCGCTAGACCTCACAACATCCATATACAGTTTTGGCGTACCCCAAATAGGTACTTTCTGTTGAGGTAAAAAAATCAAACGATTAACAGATGTTTTGTTTACCCCAGTGGTTTCAAGTGCAGCCGTTGCCATAGCACCTTTTACACCAGCCGCTGGGAATCCTAATAAAGTATCACCGTCAGCCATTTTATGTATTGATGATCTAAACTCCATTTCAGGATTATGCTTTATATCTTTTTTTTGTGCAGCGGTTTTACGGCCAGCCCCAATAAGCAAATCCCTTTTGGCTTTTTCAGCCATGCGGTTAAATATAATCGGGGTGTTCCCAATCATTCGCAAGGTAATTCTCCCCTGCTTTAAAGCATCAATCGTTAGATTTGTATTTGTAGTTTTTTTAATCATTTTTTCTCTCCTTTTAATGATTTTCTTCTCTCTCAATAAGCCTTTCTGGTATGTAAGGCAGTGTTATTGGCATCTTTGGTCGTGCAATGCCAATAGCTGTATTGCTTTTTCTGCTCTTTTTCCGTTGGTCGTGGTATGTGTAACGGCATTTAAGTGAGCAATACTTTTGTTGGTGCGAAGTGTAGGTAAACAGTTCCGCACAAAACACGCATGGTTTTTTGCCGTTACTCATTTGCTTTCCATCATTTCTCTTGCAGCTTCCAAGGCTTTCTGTGAAATCCAAAGAAGCTCCTTTTCGTCAAGCTCACGAATAATTGCTTTTCCAAACATGAGAATTGTCATCCTCCCTGGAGTAATCCCTACGGTCAGTTCGTAAGAATTGCTCAAGATCAACGGCTTTGACGTATCGTTTTCTCCCATCACAAACGCTTGGAATCTGTCCAGATTTGATAATTCTGATTGTCCTTTTGTAGAATTTTTCATCGGTGCTACCCCATAATTTCAAACACACTTCTTTTGCATCAAGAAGATTTTTATGCGTTAAATCTGTTTGCATCGAATTTATCCTCTTCAACTTTAACATCATCTTCTTCAGCTAATTTATTAGGGAAAAGATTAAAGTTAGCGACCAGTCTATGATCCGTATAGCTATCGCTATGGTTGGTATCGCTTAATCTCACGCTGACAGTGATGTTGTGCTCAAGCATCATTTTGTGAAGCCGTACAATGATAGGCATTGCTATTTCAGCATTCTCTCTTTTAATTGAATTGAACCATGCGGAGGCAACAAGTTTTTTGTTATCCGATTGTATGTTCCCATTTCCTAATTGTGGTTTGTTTCTACTAGGCATTAAAAGTTCCTTTCTTTAAAGTTTTTAAGTTTGTAATCCATTGTGCTCATAATGTGCTGCACGTTTTTGCCTTCTTTTTCATTGAGTTTTTCAAGAATAGGCATCCATCGGCTTGCAAATTTAGATAATTGCGGATTGCTTTCGACTCTTTGAAGCTCCTGAGATATTTGTCCAAAAATTTCCATGTGGTTATTTTCGTCCATTACATCAGGGATTGCCTCTAATTCTGGGACTTCCGCTTTAGGGGCTGTTGATTCAATGACTTTGTTATATTCCTCAATGCCCTCATCAGGTTTAGGCGTAATGTCTTTCATTTCCTGGTTTGGTGGCTTATGAGGCCGACTAGCTTTAAAATCATCAGCTTCTTCCTCAGAATAAACATCCCCTGCAACATCAATAAGCTTTAGAATAACCCTATCCTTGGCTCTTTTTTCAGCCATCGCGTAAGGGTAAGCATTCTTATTATTATAAGGCGTAGCTTCACCAATACTCCATTCAGAACGATCACCAATGGAGCCTGATACATTGAGTATGCATGTTTTTTCCTTTGGATCAGAATGAATGATCGTTGGCTCGTTAAATGTAATCTTTTTAAAGGAAGCTATTTTCTCTAAAGCTTTGTGCAACACAACAGGTGTGCCATGACAATCCCATATCGACTCTCGTTCTGATAAGCCAATATCTTTTAAAATAGCTAATAGCTTTTCTGGTATTTGCCTTTTAGCCATCCTTTTTCTCCAGAGTCGATTCACCGATAGGCGTAATGCCCCACACGGTTTCACTATTCCCCCGACTATTCTTTCGCCGGAGCTTTGTTTTCTGTAATGCGCCTGCGTTGTAAAGCTCTGTAATTCTGGGCTTGATTGTAAACACATCATGACCTAGTGTTTCGCAGACTTCATGGCCTGTAAGACCTTGGAGTTGTGGGGTGTGGGTTGCATTGGATACCGCTGTTAAAATCTTCTGGTGCAAACCACGCTCTTTAGCCAGGTAACTCATAATTTTTTTATAAGCTAACTGCTCTGTATCACTCGCATTTTTGCGAAGTGATTTACTTAGTTCTAAATTAAGTTGCATTCATTTCCTCCATGACTTTTTGCAATTTAATATTGTCAGCCAGTGCATCGTTTTTTATTTTTTTGATATAGTCCAAATACACTGGCGGTTCTTTCCAATCTATCGATTGAAAATCTGGTGGCTCCATGCGGATCAGATCATAGCGATCCTTTGCTGCACGGAGTTTAAATTCTACGCTTTGGAGCTTCTCAATGATAATTTGTGACATTTCATCAAGATATTCTTTTGAAAGATGATAGCAGTTATTGGCATTTAAAATGCGATAATCACTTTTATTCACATAGAGTAGGGAAGGCAGTCTCCCTGACAGCTTGTAGAAACCACAAACTTGGAAAACATTTCTAAGGTCATAAATCCCATTGAGGCTTTTGGGGAGCGAAGCGGCCCTCACGCCTGATTTGGTTTCTGCTGGTTTTGACCATTTAGTTTTTAAATCAGCAAAAAGATTATAATCTGGATACGTTAGGTAGGGAATTTCCAGGCCAGGAATCTTGGCAAACAATTCTCGCTCTCCAAATATGCGGTTTTCCTGTGAAAGTGTCTCTTGAATACCTTTAACAGCATTCTCAATAATGCTAGGTAGCTCGTCCTTACATACGGCCTTTCTAGCCTCGTCTACGCCCCCATCCCATGTTCGGGGGGTATATGATTCAAAAGCCTCGATTGCCTCCTCTATGGCCTTTACAAGAGGCCAATTTTCGAGAAGGACACGATTAGCCGCAATTTGGGCTAGAATACCAGCAAGCATCACAGCCGATTGGCTTCCATTACGCTTTTGATCTAAAATATCCAGTAAAGCGAAAGCCTGTTCTTTTTGCTCTGCTGTAGACTCCTTAGAACGGATCACATTCCAGGCGGCTTCAATTAATGGGCGAATAAAGACCTTATCCATGAACACCTTAGACAAGTCTTTGCTGGCATTACTATGATGATAGTAGTGAAAGCGTGTTGCCCATGCTGGTGCGAGTGGTATGTCTTTTAAGCTCATAAAAAATCCCTGCAAAACTGATTTGTCTTACAGGGATATTATGTAAAGTATTTGTCTTAGTAAAGTATAATTGACTTTTTAAATCATGTAAAAATATAGTCAATAATATATTAGCTATACTATTTATTTGCTTCTTGTGTTGCCTTTATCGCGTCCATAAATGAAATCATTAGGCGAGCTTTTGGCAGTAGCCGATGAACTTCTTCATTGATGTATGACAAGTAAGCCTCAATAAAATAAGGGCTAGCCTCATGCTCCCTGGTATTTACTTTTAAAACATATCCCCTAGATATGCATTCATTTACCATATCACTAGCGGCTTTTGCTGTGATGGCTAAACTGCTACTTACTATAGTTTTTTTAAGAAGTTTCTTATCAAAATAGTTTAAATAAAGTAGCGAAGCATACGCAATTTTGTTCGCTGTACTATTAAAATAAGTTTTAATTTCGGCGTGTTCTTTTGATTTTGATGGTTTACCAACTCTTTTATATTTCGCTAATTCTATTGTTGCGTTGTGGTAGGCTGTATGTTTAATTAATGATTGCTCAAAATGATCGTTTGGCTTTCTTGGAGAGTCCACTGGGGCTGGTTCTTCTATACTTCTTTTTTGCCCTTTCCAGTACGATAATTGCTCATTTAGTGTTCCTTGTCTTTGTTCGCAAAGCTTAACCTTGCCAGCGTCATCCTCGGAAAAAAAGGGATTAAGCTTACTTCTTAAATGCGTCATTGTTACTCCTCCTTTTCGATGCTTTGCCAGCCACATTTGATGGCCCCATAGATAGCTGCCCTTATAGGGCAGGCCCATTTTATGCTAACACCACGCATTCCATCAGCAGGATTTGCAGGCTTTAGCACCTGATATTCACCATCTGTAAACATAGGGATTCCAATGGTAATTATCACTTCTTCTGCGGTTTTACATTCCAACACACAAATTTGCCTTAATGATGTTTCCTCATCGAAAACCCTGTTTCTCATATTGTCAGGTTCTAAAATAAGAATAGATCCATTCTTCCAGTCCATCCCCTGATTACTGGATCTTATAATGGCACAGATATTCGGTGCATTAATAAGGAAATTAGGGGGAGGTGTCAGATACCTTCTAGGCTCATTCTCTCTCCGAAATGTAACGTCATCATGTCTGTCCGCTTCCCCGATAACAAGGATATCCGGCACCCCGATGATACTATTAGGGTGTACGCCCAGAACATGACTGTATTGCTCGATTTGCTTCAGCGTAAGCTGCAATGTACCGCTTAAATGACGCGATACTGTCGATGGGCTTACGCCTAATTTGCCTGCTATCCACTTTTTTTGACGGCCCAAACTCTTTACAATTCTGGCTAGATTCACATTAGCTTGAATAGTCATTATTGGATCCTCTTTTCCGTTTGTCTCCTTTTTGGTAATAGCTAACATTTTAATTCTCCACAAGTCTTGCATTGATCTACTTAAAACGCTCCTTTACATTTATACTTGACGTTTAAAGTAAAGAAATAGTAAACTACACCAAATCAATTAACTTGTCAAATCGCGTCAAATTTACCAATGACCTTAGAAGAATACAGAAACGAAAAAAAACTAAACTATTCTCAATTAGCAAGAAAACTAGGGCTAAAAGAGGCTACAATGGTTCGTAGGTGGTGTTTAGCTCCTGATCATAAGACTGGTTCAGTTAGACACATTCCGTCAATTCGCCACATGCGTACTATTATTGAGGCTACTGGCGGTGCTGTTCAGCCCAATGATTTTTATCGGCATGTATAGTGCTTACTCCAATGAAAACGACTTACATAAGTCGGTAGTAAAGTGGCTAGGCTTGGAGCTACCAAGGCCGCACATTCTACATCACAGTGCGAATGAGGGCAGGGGCAATAAGGTTCAGTGGTATCAAAAACTGAAGACTCTTGGCTTTAAATCCGGCTGGCCTGACCTGGAAATATTTGTACGCGATTGCAAGCCTGTGTTTATTGAGCTTAAAAAACCTGGCAATTATTTAAGTGCTCATCAGAAGAATATCAGGGAAAGTTTGGAACATATTGGTTTGCATTATTTTGTATGCCATTCACTTGCTGAGTGCCATGAGGCTTTAGCCCCTGTTTTGCGGCTTGCCAACCATCCGATGGGCAAGGCAATGCTTACGGCAGAGCAGGTATTAATTAATTCACAAAAAAAAGAAAAGCAAAGACAACGAGAGATAAAAAAGAAGCTAGCGGAGGAAAGGAGAAGAAAGAGTAGGAAACTAACTTGTATCCGCCAATCCTAGCAATTTTAATGCTTGAGTTTCCATCTATGGAACAATGTCAGACCATTGTTGAGCAATTGATGGTTTTTACGCATCACAATATTCACATTCCCTGCACATTGCACAATGAGAGTTTTGCTTTTTTTTATGAGCATCATTATCGCCACATTCATTTCATGGAAATTCCACCTTCAAGACCCAAGGTGCTTGAGTAATGAAAGTTAATTTTGTCTATAATTTGGATGCTTTGGATTTTATTGGCGAATTAAGGTGCCGGTCAATAGATTTAATTATATTAGACCCTAGCTATGATCAATGGGATTACTTCATCTCTAAAGGTTTAATTGCAGAATGCGAAAGGGTACTAAAAAATACAGGAAACATCCTTTGTTTTACTAAACAGCCTTTTGATTTCAATTTAAGAAAATCTGTTGCCCATATTTTTAGAAGGGAACTGGTTTGGACTTTTACCAATGGTGGCGCTTGGGTTTCAAAGAAATTGCCTTTGGTTAGCTTTCAGAAAATTTTTCACTGTGTTCTGGATAAGACTGATGCATTTTTTGAACCAAGATCAGGGGTACCATACTCCTCTAAAACAAAAGATTTTAAAAGGTCTAGTAAGGTCTTTGAAGGTTACAACCAAGAGGGGAGAAACTTCTGCAAAGATGATCGAGGCACATGGATTAGGGATCACTACCATTTTAACAAACCACATACAGGAAGCTTGCCCTCTAAGCCAGAAGAACTATCAAATATATTGCTACAATGTTACTGTCCCCCACAAGGGCTTTTCCTAGACCCTTTCTGTGGTTCTGGCGTTTTTTTAAAATCATGTACGAACCAAGGCAAGACGTTTTTTGCATCAGATTTGCAACCCAAGGTGCTTGAATGAGGTGTGAGCAGTGTGACGCTATCTGTGAATGGAAGGGCGATCATGCCTGTGATGGAGATTATGACCCTGATCAATGGTTGTTTCTAAGACAATATGAATGCCCTAAATGCGGCTGTGAATTGATTGTTTATTATCCAAAGGAGGAACCCTGTGAAAACATGCAGTAAATGCAACAAGAGAGAAGCTGATAAGATCATAGAAAACAAGCCTTTTTGCAATCATTGTGCTTTGATTTTAATGCAACAGATCAGAGAAATGTTTGGCTTTCATGCAGAAAAGACTTGACATGGTTCGCAACAATAATTTACTTCTTAAGGCAAGCCATTATAAGCATATAATATTATTAGCTGATAATTTACTAGCCTTTAATTTAAAAGTCCATAAGAGCCAAAAAACCTCCCCAAAAGGTTTTTTTGGCTTCTTTATTAGCAAGCTATTAATAGCATTATTAGCTTATAATATAATAGCATATAATATTATTAGCTATAATAGGGTTGCCCATGAATATTGAGCAATTCACTATTCAGAAAAAGCTATATGCCAATAGATTAGAGCGCATTGTAGAAGGCATGAAGTCTAAAGAGCGCTGGAAATTTATTGATCATTTTAATTCATTAAAAGACATTGATGAATGCAGGAAATTCATTGAGCAAATGGAGCATTCACTTGGACTTTCCTAGAAATGTTGAAGCCTTTGATGACTGGCTTTTAGAAGCTGCTGAAACAGAGCGCAGATTGCCACCGGCGATCCGTAAACAAAAGCTTGCAAGCTGGCCGGCCTATCAGCAAGCGTGGGCAAGCTACGGCTATGAAGCATTCACTCCACGATTAGCATCGGCCAACTCGCGCCAAATAGATCAATATGAATATGTGCTTTTCTGCCTCATTCAGCACGCTACAGAAAGGGAAAGAAAGATATTATGGGCCTGTGCCCATTCAGGAGCTTTCAGGCATAGGGGCATTCAATGGACAAAGATTAGTAAGCTCTTTCACTGCGATAGAAGGACCATGAAAAAGCTTTATATTGATAGCTTGATAAGAGTCTTTTACAAGGCAAATAAAAAGCGCCCGAAGGCGCTTTATTCTTGATCATTCATTCTCCATTAAGCAATTTCATAATTAACGCCATGATAAGCACAATAGCCAACTATTTTGTAGACCTTGTACCTATCAGCAGGATTAATTTCAGATTCATAAATTAAAATATTCGGCTTGTTATCATCACAAATTATTAGATTTAGCCAATAACCATTATTTTCAGATTGATAGCTTGGATCATGCCAAGAAATAAAACGGCATCCTTCAATGCTTGTTGTGTATTCGCCAACAACTTGTGAGCAATAACTAATCGCAGATAAAACTTTATTATCATAATTTAACTTTTTTGCAGTTAGCTTCTCATAATCATCATCTATTTTAGCCATCATTATTCTCCTTTAAAAGTTTTTCAGCTTCTAATTTTGCTTTTTCAACTTCATCACTAGATAATCTGCTAGCAATTTCATTAGCTATTTTTAAACATTCCTGAGATTTTTCTTCAGTTGGGGCAGTTACTGAAAGGTATAACCCTTGCACTAATGCTTCATAATCTGTTTTTAATTCCATCATTCATACTCCTTTTTAAGATCAGCAAGTGTTGCAAAATCTCCATTTTTGCCAATAACATTGTAGCCTTTTTCACCAGATGGGTAGTCTTGCCATGCATCCATTTCATCGACCCCATGCATAAAAGCATCTAATTCAGCTTGCGTGTTAAATGAATACTCATATAAATCAAAACCAGAGTTAGAGGGATCTTCTCCCCAAACTATTCCTATTTTATGTTTCATGTTAGGTTTCCTTTCTCCGCTGTTAAACCTACAATTAGCAGTAAAATTCATGTCAAAACTCCAAAAAATAAAATGATAAGATAGATGGAGATCACTAGCGATATTGCGCCAATGATTTCCTTAATGATTTCAAGCTTATTCATAGCTTTCGATTTCTAAAAATTGCTGGATTAAATCAACAACAATAGAGTTTGAAGAGTCCACAACAACAGAAGCACCATCATACCAATCAAGATACCAGTACTCGATGCGATCAATATTTAGGTCTTTATCAGTGTAGACTCTAAACTCTGTTGATGGGCCACCATAGGATAGCTGTAAACGAAAATAACCAATTTTTTGATCATTAAATGTATTAGCTTCTACAAAGTCAAATGATAGAGCCGTTTGATTTACATAATCAAACAAGCTGTCATATTGAATATAATCTTCTACAGACTCTATATCATGGCCTTGATCTTCCAATTGCTCTTTCGTTTGCCCACAATAAAGGGAAGCTAATAGCCAATCATCTAGCAAGTTTTGAAAGCTGTCTTTTACTTTATCTTTGCATGTTAATTTTTCTTTTACTGTCATTGTATTATTCTCCGCTGTTAAATTGACAATGACCTCATTATGCATAATTGACGTTTAACGTCAAGTATTAATTATAAGCTATCTATTATAAGCATATTATGCAATTATATTATTAGCTTTTATTATTAGCTATTAATAAGAGCAAATAATATTTAAAGCATTTATCTATTTTAAGCGTTTATTGTTTATTAGCTTTAATCAGTTGGTGCATATTAAGGCACTCATTGCCTGCCATATCATGCACGCGATATGCATATAATAAGCTATAATAAGCTATTAGCCTTGTAAGCTATTGTTTTTATTGCAATGACCACAGGCTATTTACCTGCGACCATTAGTGCTTTCCTTTATTTGCTAGGGATTGGTGCTTTTATTTCAGGCAATGCAGGCAAGCCCACCCTCGCCAGATCCAGCCTGCGAATATTTATCATATATGCCATCTATCGTAGCCCCACACACACACTTACAAGCCATCACATTAAAGCAACACTTCCCTGCTCATTAAAATAATTGACGCTATACGCAAAAAAAAGCTTGCACTATGTACGCAAATAAACCATATGTTGTATAGAATGGCGGCTTTCCTCCACTAGTTATTGACAAACATTGTTGGGCCGCTGTTCATCTCCGTTATGTCTAACTGGGAGCAGCTTTACCTCTGCTGCTCCCCTTTTCTAAGAAAGATGCGAAGATATGCCCAAGAAGAAGAAGCGCAAATCATTGATTGGCAGTTATGGCTAGGCATCCTAAAGGTACGTCTATTGTGACGATGGACATGATGGCGGTTGTTTGTGATCGTTTAGCGGACGGTGAAAGCTTAACGGCCATTTGCGCTAACAGTGACACGCTTCCTCATCGGAAGACGATTATGGCGTATGTGCAGAATAATGAGGAGGCATGGGAAGCGTACAGTAAGGCCAGGGCGATACAGGGCGAGCACATTGGTGATCAGATGCGTGATATTATGGATGCTCCGATGCCAAGTGATCCGAAGATGGCGATGGCGGAGGTGCAGTGGCGCAGGGTTAGGCTGGATAATCTGGATAAGCTGAGAAGGCAATTACAGCCCTTTGGCGGCATAAGGAATAATCCGAATGACAGTAAGGCGACCAGTGGAAGTATTACGCTGAGTTGGGATGGCTGATGTTAAAAGCAGATGGATATGATGATGCCATTATAGGCGAGGGCAATCAGGCTACGAAATCACCTGTGTTGGTTTATGATGCGGAAAAGGTGATTGATATTCTGTGTAAAAGGGATGGCATGTCGTGTGAAGATGCGTATGAGTATTTTTGTTTTAATATTGAGGGTGCATGGGTAGGCGAGAATACGCCTATTTTTGTTTGGCCTGGAAACGATGCAGATTAAGATTCCTTATCATCCAAGGCCGTTGCAGAGGGAATTGCATACGAAGCTCAAGGAAAAGAGATGGGGCGTTGTGTGCTGCCACAGACGGTTTGGCAAGACGGTTCTGGCGATCAACCATCTTCTAAGGGATGCGATATTAAGCGATAAGCCCAATCCAAGATTTGCGTATATAGCGCCGACTTACAGGCAGGCCAAGGCGGTGGCCTGGGATTATTTAAAGCAGTTTAGTTCTGCCATACCAACAACAAGGTTCCATGAAACGGAATTGCGTTGTGATTTGCCCAATGGTGCCAGAATACAGCTTTTGGGTGCGGAATCGCCTGATAGTTTACGAGGAATATATCTGGATGGTGCGGTGCATGATGAGTATGCCCAGATGCCGGCGTCTTTATTCCCTGAGATTATTCGCCCGGCATTAAGTGACCGCAAGGGATATGCGATATTCATGGGTACGCCGCAGGGTATGAATAGCTTTTATGAGCTTTATGAAATGGCGAAGGACTCTGAGGATTGGGTTACCAGTGTTTACAAGGCCAGTGAAACAGGGATTTTAGATGATGAGGAATTGGACAGTGCGAAGAAAAGCATGTCTGAGGATCAGTATAATCAGGAATACGAATGTTCATGGGTTGCCAATGTTCCTGGCGCGATATGGGCTAAGGAAATAGAGAAAATCAGTCAAGCAGGGCGCATAACAGCGGTGCCTTATGATGAAGGGCATAAGGTTCATACCTGGTGGGATCTGGGTGTGAATGACAGTACCAGCATTTGGTTTACGCAGAATGTTGGCCGTGCGGTTCATGTAATTGATTATTATGAAAATCGAGGGGAAGGCTTGAATTTCTATGCAAGAATCCTGCAAGAGCGGGGGTACTTGTACGGCTCACACAATGCACCCCATGATATCGAAGTGCGAGAGTTGGGTAGCGGTAAAAGCAGACGGGAAACGGCCTATGAGTTGGGTATTAATTTCAGAGTGGTGCCGAAACTGCCCCTGGAAGATGGACTTCATGCCGCCAAGATGATTTTCAGTAAGTGTTATTTTGATCGTGATCAGTGCAAAGTGGGCTTGGAAGCCATCAGGCATTATCACAGGGCATACAATGAAAGGATGAAAACCTTTCGTTCTACGCCTGTCCATGATTGGTCATCCCATGCCAGTGATGCTTTTCGTTATTTTGCGGTAGGGCATCGGGATTATGAGCATCATGTTAGACCGCCGCAAACGCAGGCAGATACGAATTATAATCCATTTGAAGCGAGGATGTAATGGACTTCTTTACGAGATTTGTAAACAACTTAAAGCGTAATTTCACCGATCCTGTGGGCTTGGCCCAGGATATGGGAAAGGCTGAAGCAGAGAAAAATATCCCGGAAAGCGAAAGACGTTTCGCTGTTGCGGATTACGAAATTGGAACAGGTAAAGGTAGTATAAAGCCAGGGATGTACTACACCAGGCCTTATGAGGATACACGCACACAGGCTGAAAAGGATAAGGATGAAAGGGCTGATGCCAGGGCTAAGAAGGCAGCAGAAGAAGCTAAAAAGTCAATGGTAACGCAGGCGGCAGAGCCAGTTACAACGCAAGCGTCTACTGCAACACCTGTATCAACAGCGCAGCAAACCATGACAAATCTTGCGAACACGACAACAGGGGCCGTGACCCCGACAGCCGCAACGGAAGAAGCCAAAAAGGATAAGAAAAAGGGATATAAAGGCGATACGATTGTTACTTCCGCACAAGGATTGCTTTCTGGCAGCGGTGATGCGCTTAGACCTAAAAGATCGTTATTGGCAGCGGCCTAATGGCGTATGGTAAAAAAAAGAATATGGCTGGTGTTATGGGGGCTTTATCCTCACAGCCGTTACAAAACATGCGTTTTTCTATGAATTTTAATCCATTGGAGCGTTTAAACCAGCGCATGGCTGGTAAATCGCAAGGCCGAAGTATGGCCGGAGTTAAGAAGAAAAAGCAATCATTGTTAGGAAAAGCTTAATGGCAGTACCAAACAAAATGGTGGAACAATTAAGCCGCAAGTATGAGAAATTACTTGGTCAACGGTCTAATTGGGAAAAGCATTGGCAGGATTTGGCTGATTATCTATTGCCAAGAAAAGCCGATATTACCAAGAAAAGATCGCAGGGCGATAAAAGGACAGAGTTAATTTACGATAGTACAGGGATACACTCTGTTGAGTTATTAGCAAGTAGTTTGCATGGAATGCTGACAAGTCCTGCAAGCCCCTGGTTTGCCATGCGGTATCGTGATTTGGGTCTAGATCAGGATGATGAGGCGAATGAATGGCTGGAAGGGTGTGCGGAATTACTAAACAAGGCATTACAGCGCTCTAATTTTCAGCAGGAAATCCATGAGCTTTATTATGATCTGGTGGTATTCGGCACGGCTTGTTTATTTATTGAATATGATTCCAACGGCTTGCGTTTTTCCGCACGGCATATTGGTGAACTGGCTATTACGGCCAATGCGGAGGATCGTATTGATACGGTGTACCGATGCTTTGAATTAACGGCAAGGCAAATAGCACAAAGATTTGGCAAGGATGATTTGCCGGATAGAGTGCAGAAGGATTTAGAGAAAAACCCTTTTAATGAGCATGAAGTTGTGCATGTGGTGTATCCCAATGAAGGGGCTACGGGTGCTTTTAACAAGCCTGTGGCATCGGTTTATTATCACAAAGAGACAAAAGTATTGCTAGGCGAGGGCGGTTTTGACGAATTTCCTTTCTGTGTTCCACGGTTTAACAAGGATTCAACAAGTAACTACGGACGTTCCCCAGGAATGAGTTGTTTGAGTGATGTGAAAATGGTCAACCGTATGTCTGAGGTCAGCATACGTTCCGCACAAAAACAGCTTGATCCCCCATTAATGGTTCCAGACGATGGTTTTCTTCTCCCGGTGCGTACTACCCCAGGCGCATTGAACTTCTATCGTACTGGAACCAGGGATCGTTTAGAGCCTTTACAGGCAGGAGCTACCAATCCCATTGGATTAAGCATGGAGGAGCAGCGAAGAAACTCTATTCGCTCTGCTTTTTACGTTGATCAGCTACAATTAAACGAAAGCCCAAGTATGACGGCAACCGAAGTGTTGCAGCGTAATGAGGAGAAAATGCGGCTTTTAGGGCCAGTGATGGGCCGATTGCAAAGCGAATTACTGCAACCGCTTATTCAGCGTAGTTTTAAGCTGTTATTGCGTAATGGTGAATTACCTGTACCGCCAGAAGCATTGCAGGGGCAGGATATTGATATTGAGTATGTATCCCCATTAGCCAAAGCACAGAAAATGACTGATTTGCAGTCTATGATGCGTGGCCTGGAAATCATGCTTCAATTAGCAGAAGTTGCGCCTGTTATGGATTATCTGGATGAAAATGGCCTTGTGAAGTATTTAATTGATGTTGCCGGTATTCCGGCCAGGGTTATTCGCTCTGATGATCAGGTGATGGCTATTCGTGAAGCTAAAGCTGAACAGCAGCGCATGATGGCAGAACAGCAGCAAGAGGCTCAAGCGGCAGATCAAATGCAGAAAACAGCGCCTATGATGAAGGTGTTGAGTGATGCAGCCGCGCAGGAAACGCCGCCAGCCGCATGAAGAAAATAAATGAACTGACGATAGAGCAGCTTAGAGGCAACTATAAGCGCTTGTTCGACACCGATGATGGGAAGGTCGTGCTGGAGCATTTAAAGGTATGCTTTGGCTTTTACCAGACAACGTATGCCAAGGGTGATCCTTACGACACCGCTTTTTTTGAAGGGCAAAGGTCTGTGGTTCTTAATGTTCTCAGAATGATGGAGCCTCAGAAAAAACTGCAACAGCAAAGAGGAATATCGAATGAGTGAAACAGAGGCAATCCAGGATTCTGGATCTCAAGCGGAAGCGGCACCTGTTGATGCTGCACCAGTTAGTTTTTTAGATAGTTTACCACAGGAATTACAAACAGAGCCAAGTCTGAAGAATTTCACAGATGCGGCTGGATTAGCGAAATCTTATGTCCATGCGCAAAGAATGATTGGCGTGGATAAACTGCCACTCCCTGGCAAAAGCGCAACTGATGAGGAATGGAATAATGTTTACCAGAAGCTTGGCCGTCCTGATGCTGCCGATCAATATGAGTTTAAAGCTGTTGATGGCTTTGAGGACAATGATTTGGTGGCCTTTAAGCAAATTGCTTATGATGTTGGTCTTAATGGAAAGCAAGCTGAACGTATGGCGAAATCGCTTGCCGAAAAAGCCAGCGCCGAAATATCTAGCAAAACAGAGCAAACCGAAGCCATTATCCAGGAAGGCAAGGCAGAACTCGAAAAAGAATACGGCAAAGCGTTCGAGCAAAAACTAAAACTGGCAAAGAATGCTGCACAGCATTTTAACAGCCTGGAATTGCTTGATAATGTGAAGCTGGAGGATGGCAGGCTTTTAGGCGATCATCCTGCGGTTGTCCGTTTATTTGTTAATCTGGCAAGCCAAATGGGTGAAGATACCCTGGAAGGCGAGCCACAGGAATTGATTATGACTCCCCAGGAAGCTAATCGCAAGATTATGCAGTTAATGGCGAAAGATACGCCTTATTGGGATAAGACCCACCCTCAACATGATTTCTATGTTCAGGAAGCGTTAGCGCTAAGAGAGCATATGTAATGTAGGACAATCCTTTTTAGGAATCCTAACGCAAGTTGTAAGTCAACAGTATAGCACGGCTCAAGATGCAAGAATGACCTCGCAAGAGATAATCAGACGCAAAAACCCTTAAAATACAAAAACTTAGGAGGTGTGCTTTGAGTACACAAATCACCACCGCCTTTGTCAATCAGTATTCTGCCAATGTACAAATGCTATCACAGCAAATGGGTTCCCTTTTGCGTGATGCCGTTGATACAGAGACAGTAAATGGTGACAAGGCATTTTTTGAGCAGGTCGGCAGTGCTGCTGCTCAAGCCAGAACGACCAGACATGGGGATACCCCATTGATGGACACACCCCATGCTAGACGCATGGTCACTCTAACCGATTATGAGTACGCGGACTTGATTGATGATCAGGATAAGTTGCGCTTACTAATTGATCCAACATCAACTTATGCCAGGGCTGCTGCGGCGGCGATTGGTCGGGCAATGGATGATGCCATTATTACTGCTCTTGGTGGAACAGCCAAGACAGGAACAACTGGTTCTACATCTACAGCTTTACCATCAGCACAAAAGATCGTGCATGGCAGTGCAGGGCTAACACTTGCAAAGATGATTTCAGCCAAGAAAATTTTGGATGAAGCGGATACTGATCCGTCTATTCCACGATACATGGTTGTATCCCCAGAGCAAATCGAGGACTTGCTTAATCTATCAACCGTTACAAGTGCAGATTACAATACTGTAAAAGCTCTTGTTCAAGGTGATATTGATACGTTTATGGGCTTTAAGTTCATTCGTTCCAATCGCCTAACGGACGATGGTACAAGCAGGCTTTGTTACGCTTGGGCGCAAGAAGGCTGTAAGTTGGCTATCGGTAAAGAGCCAACGGCAAAAATAGATGAGCGAAGCGATAAATCATATGCTACGCAAGTTTATTATTGTTCATCATTTGGTGCGACTAGAATGCAGGAAACTTCTGTTAATTAATAGCAGCCTATTATAGTAATATAATTTGAAAACTCTGTGAACTCAGGGGAAGTCTCAAGTAGATAATCCTGAGCGAAGCCCAATTATGGGAACGTGCAACGACTATCCTTTTTAGGAGTAGGATCAAGCGATCCGAAGCGCAGAGCAACCCAAGTGGTTGATGATATAGTCTGATCTATCTGGCGACAGATAGCGGTCTGAAAAGACGGCTTTAGTTTAGCGAACTAGAGTGAACATAAATGAGTCCAAATCGCCTGTAACGAATAAGGAGAACTGAATTATGGCTACTGTTTATTCTGTACAAAAAACCAAGTGGGATCAAAATGATCCGAAAGAAAACATCAAGCCCAATGAGATGGGTGGCCGAATAAGGGTTGCGTATGCGCTCTATGAAGCTTCCAGCCTAGCGTCTGGTGATGTTATCGAAATGTTCAACTTGCCAAATGGCGCAAGAATACTCTCAGGAGAGCTTGTCCATGATGCAATGGGTTCATCAACAACCTTGTCTGTAGGCCATGCTGCTTACAAAGACAGTGACGGCACAACCGTTGCGCTGGATGTTGATGAGTACAAAGCTGCTGCTGCAAGCACGAGCATTACGACAGTGGATATTGCTGCTACGTCTGCACTAGGAAGAAATTCCGTTGTTGATGCAGACAAGGACGGTATTCCTATTACTGTTGTGATGGGTGGTGCTGCCGGTACAGGCACCGTTGAACTCACAATGCATTACGTCATTGATTAAATGGTCGGGGGGAGCAATCCCCCCTTCTTTTTTTCTAGGAGAAACGAATGGCATCTAAAGTCGATATAGCGAATTTCGCGCTAAACAGCATTGGTGCAACCACCATTAGCTCCTTATCGGAAAACACGAAGGCGGCGATTGTTATTAATCAGCGCTTTGATAGTGTACGTGATTCCGTTTTTAGATCCCATCCCTGGAATAGCCTTATTACCAGAGCAACCTTATCTCAGGATAGCTCTGCTCCTAATTTCGGCTATACATACCAATATGTACTGCCTACCGATCCTTATTGTCTCAGGGTGCTTGAGTTTAGCAACGGCACCTTAACATATCCAATGGATAACATGACAAGCACCGATGGCTCCCCTGTTTTCGTTATTGAAGGCAGAAAGTTATTAACCAATGAAGGAACGGTAAAAATCAAGTATATCGGGCAAGTCACCGATACGACCCAATATGATTCCAGTCTCATAGATACATTAGCGGCACGATTAGCCCATGAAGTATGCTATGCGATTACAGGAAGCACTTCCCTTACCAATACCACTTATTCGCTTTATCAGGAAAAGCTCAAAGAAGCACGTTTTGTTGATGCGACAGAAGGCGCACCACAGCGCATTGAAGCATCAGACTTTATTGAGGCAAGATTCTAAATGGCGAAATCGGCACCAGCCTTATCGTCCTTTACTGGCGGTGAATTATCACCAAAGCTGGAAGGCAGGGTAGGACTCCAGAAATACCGTGAAGGGCTATCAGAGCTAACTAATTTCCTTGTGTTGCCACAAGGCGGTGTAACACGAAGGCCAGGCACGGAGTTTCTAGGCGAAGTCAAAGATAGTGACGATACCACACGATTAATTCCATTTCAGTTTAAAACCAGTGATACTTATATTCTGGAATTTGGCGATAGCATTATGCGTGTGTATCGCAAGGATACAGATGGAAATCCTAGACAGACTTTAAGCTCTACAGTCAGGGATATAACTGGCATTACACAAGCTAACCCTGGTGTTATTACAGCTACAAGTAACGGATATAGCAATGGAGATGAAGTTTATATTGAAATAGATAACTCAGGCAACTCCATGACACAATTGTCAGGCCGTAATTATCTGGTTGCAAATGTTACAACCAATACCTTTACCCTGACTGATTTGCATGGCACGGCGATCAATACCACTTCCATGACGGCTTTTGCCAGTGGGGGAACGCAGACAGCTACGGAAATCTATGAAATAGCAAGCCCTTATCCTAGCAGCGTATTGGCTGATGTTAATTTTGTGCAAAGTGCTGATACCATGTATTTTGTGCATCCTAGTTATGCTATCAGGACATTAACAAGATCAGCGGATAATAACTGGACATTTGCCACGCCTAGCCTGACAAGTGCCAGTTTAAGCCTAAATGCAAGTGCGAATAATTATCCAAGTGTTGTGACATTTTTTGAGCAAAGGCTGGTTTTCGGGGCAACAAATAGTTACCCACAAACTTTGTGGTTTTCCAAGAATGGAGCTTATACTGATCATACTGTTGGTAGTAATGCCGATGATGCTTTGAATTACACATTAGCTAGTAATACGGTCAATGAAATAAGGTGGTTAAGTGCAACTAGAGTGTTGACCATTGGTACGTCTGGTGGCGAATATGTTCTGACCACCGATTCAAACGGCCCTATTACGCCGACAACAACACTCATTAGGAAATACAGCAACTACGGCAGTGCTAAAGTTGCTCCGATACAAGTAGCGGATGTTACGCTTTTTCTCCAAAGAAACAAAAGGAAAATAAGAGAATTTCGCTATGTCGGCGATGTCGATGAAGAAGGCTATGCTGCGCCTGATATGACGATTCTCAGTGAGCATATTACTGAAGGCGGTATTACGGAATTTGCCTATCAGCAAGAGCCGGATTCTATTGTCTGGTGTTTAAGGGCTGATGGCACGTTATTAGGCATGACGTATCGCAGGGAAGAACAGGTAGTTGCCTGGCATAAGCATGTCATTGGCGGTTCTTTTGGCACAGCAAAAATTACGGTTACGGATTATGCGAACATTGCAACTGGCTCGACAATCACATTAACAAAATCTGATGGAACAGAAGTTGTTTTTACAAGCGATGCTGTAGGAAGTTCTGATCCTTCTTCTACGTTGCATTTCAGACCAAATACAAGCAACAATGCTTCTGCGACTCTTATTGCTACAGCTATAAATGCTAATAGCAATTTTACAGCAACGGCGAGCACCAATGAAGTCACTGTTGTTGATAGTGCTGGCAGTTATTTAGTTTTAGCCTCCTCTGATAGTACCCGATTAGCCGTTACATCAGAGTCACAGGCGGTAGTGGAAAGTATAGCAACTTTGCCAAGCGAAAGCGGTGAAGATGAATTATATATGATTGTAAAGCGAACCGTGAAGGGATTGGTTAAAAGATATGTAGAGCGATTGAAGTCCATTGATTTTGGCAATTCAACAGAAAAAGGTTTCTTTGTTGATAGTGGCCTTTCCTATCCTTCAACATGGCCGACAGCAGGAACAGGCGCAACGGCAATGACAGGGCTATATCATCTTGAGGAAGAAGTTCTTGAGATTATGGCTAATGGTGCAGCCCATGCTAATCGCACGGTATCCAGTGGCGGTGTAACGCTTAGTTTTAGCTCTACAACGGCTGTTATGGGGTTTCCTTATGATAGTGTTATGCAAACGCTAAGATTGGAATCAGGAAGCGCTGATGGCACCTCACAGGGCAAACCCAAGCGGTTACATGGCGTAACGGTTCGTTTGTATCGTTCTGTGGGTCTGGATGTGGGGGCAAGCTCCGATTCTTTGGAAACGCTGAGTTTTCGGGATAGCTCAATGGCTACGGATACAGCCGTGCCTTTATTCACTGGCGATAAGGAAATCGAATTTACAGGCGGTTTTTTTGAAGATGACCGTGTGTATATCCGGCAAACCCAAGCTTTACCTTTAACCGTCTTGGCTGTTTATCCAAGACTTAACACGTTTGATATATGATATGTTTTGGCAAGTAGTAACAGCAGGAACAGCCTTATTAAATGCTTTTACGCAAAAAGCAGCGTATGATAACGCGGCAGATGCGGCAAGAGAAGTAGGCGAGAAAAACGCACAATTAATTGAGCGTGATATTGATTTGCTAGGAAAGCAAATTGATATTGTTAATACCAATCACAATATCTTTAAAACCAGGCGCAAGATTGGCCTGGATCAAGTGCAAAGCGAAGTAAGAGCTAATACTGCTTTTGCCAATATTGATATAGCCAGTGAAACAACCTTTGAAGTTTTATCACGCAATGCCAGAGAATATGATTTTGAAATGGCAACAGCCGATTTCAATAATGAAGTGGCGAATATGCAGCTTACGGATGCACAGGAAGATAAGCGCCTAGCTGCTGAATTGTCACGCATGGAAGGCGGCGCACAGGCGGCTAGTTTGCGCTCACAAGGAACATCATCATTAATCAGCGGTATAGGCCAAACAGCGCGTATGGCCGATCAGTATGGGTGGTTTAGCACATGAGAATACCTTTATATCAATCGCAAGTTGCACCCACCAGTGAAGCTCCTGGCAGGCCAATAACCACGCGATACAATGCAAATACGGCTGTTCAATCTGAATTGGCTAAAGCCAAGCCTATG